AAAAAGGCAATCGCTATAGCTAAAAAGATGAAAGGTAATATGACTGGTGCTGTAAAGAAGATTGAAAAAATGAATAGAGGATTATCAGACGAACCCGATGTGGCAGCTGCTCTTAAAAAAGCAAATGAATCCGTAAATGAAATTAATGGTGTAGATTTAGCCAAAAAAGTTTTGAAAGATAAACAACATGAAAAGGGTATTGATTTACAAACGGCAAATTTAATAGTTACAATAGATAAAGCATATGATAAAAATCCATCATTACAGAAAAAATTTAGAGCGATACCATTAGCAAAAATGAAAAAATTAATTAGTCAATATAGCAAGTAGGAGATAGGTTATGCCAGTAGAAAAAATTAAAAGTATATTACCAACAGGACCTGATGTAGCACATGGTGGGGATGGTTTACCTGATTGGATGCAGTTCACTATTACGGCTGCTATGTTTGGATTATTATATTGGATATTGAGTTTACTATTTCATCCAAAATTAGAATTAGATCCTACACATAGAGATTTATTAAACATTATTTTAGGTAGTTTTATTGCTTCTTTTGGTAAGACGGTAGATTTTTGGTTCAGACATTCTAAGAAACCAAAGGGTGAGGCTTAATCATGGGTTTATTAAGTACACTTACTAGCGCTGCTGGTTCACTATTAGGTGGTGATACGATAAAAGATGTAGGGAATATTATAGATAACCTACATACTTCGGGTGAAGAAAAAGAAGAAGCAAGACAAAAAATTACACAAATATTAGCTCAAGCCGAACAAGCTGCTCAAGCTCAAGTATCTGCTCGTTGGGAATCTGATATGAAACACGGAAGTGTCTTGAGTAAGAATATTAGACCATTGACTTTGGTATTCTTAACCGTAATATTTACAATTTTAAGTATATTTGATGGTAATTTGACAATTGCCGGAGAGGATTTTACAATAGGAGCAGCATATGTTCCTGTATACCAGACATTATTAATGACCGTATATGCGGCTTATTTTGCTGGTCGTTCAATTGAAAAAGTAAAACAGGTGAGTAAATAATGGCATATCGAGTATTAATGGAATTACTTCCAAGACCCGACAGTATAGAAGAATGGATTTGGAATGAACCAAGTAGTCCAAAAGCCGATTCTACTGGTGGAAAAGCTTGGACTGGTAAATTAACTTCAGGTGGTACTGTTTGGGAATATTCTACCCAAAGTGCTGCTAATACAAAGATGGCACAATTAGATACAGCTGACTCAACTAATAGACGATATAAAGTCGTGGAGATATAAATGATTAAACTAAAAGATTTACTAAAAGAAAGCGCTCCAGGATTTGAAAATAGACAATTCGGTGATCCACTTCCTACATTACGTGATATAGCAAAAAAACATCAAGAGAAGAACGGAGAAATTAAAGAAGAACTTATAGCAGAAAAGAAAGAACTTGGTGGAGCTATCATTAATACAATTGATAGATTAACCGATAGTAATAATCACAATGAAGCTAGATTACAATTAGCTAAATCCTTTTTGGGTAAAAATTCACCATTAGTTAAGGGTTATGAATCTTTAATATCATTACATAATTTATTAGGTGATATGAATACATTGATGAAAGCTAGAGAGAAAATGGATAAGATGTTATTTACTGGTGCAAAAAGAGTGTATAGTGATTATGATGCTATACATAGTGTATTCTAATGATTAGTTTAAAAAATTTAGTCAAATACGTTAGAGAGGCAAAGATTGCTAAACCAAGGCGAGGTAGAGAAACACCTTTGGATGCTAATGTACAAATACCTGGATTTGGTGTGATGACACGAAAACAAATGCAAGGTAGTATTCAAAGATATATTGCTGAAGTATCCAAGTATGTCAAGAAAGGTGATGTGGAAGCTGCTTATAATGCAATGTATAAAAGAAAAGTATTAAAAGGATTTTTAGAAACTGAAATTCAACATAGTGGGAAATAGTGATGATTAAATTAAAAGAATTACTAAATGAAGCATCAGTTCCTAGAAATCAACTAAATCGATTAGGTAGTGAATTAAACAAAGCTAGTGATATGATAATTAAAATTACCGACAAGTATAAAAAAGAAGGTGATATTGAAGGGATGGTACAGGCTTGGATGAGAGGATTGCATTTAAGATTGAAAAAGAATGGAATCAAAATATGATTAAGTTAAAAGATTTACTTACAGAAGCTAAGTTTTCAAATGACCAAATAGAGATTCTACGGAAGTCTTACGGAACTCTTAAAACGATGAATCCAACTTCACCTACCTATAAGAAATTTATTAAGTTTTTAGAGAAGCTGCCTAAAGATCAATTGAAACAGTTAGCAGGTGCTAATATAAAATTTATATCAATGTTAGCAAAGAATAGGATTAAAGGTGAAAGTGTAAATGAAAAAGTAGCAAGACCATTTTCAGAACATTTAAGAAAAGCACAAGATGAAATTGAATACATGATATCCAATGGACCTAATCCTGATGGTGATGATAGTGTTTATGATAAACCAAGGGAAGCTATGAAACTATTACAGATAGCACAGAAATCATTAGGTAAAATAAAATAAAACATATTTATTAATATGAAAGACTACATTAAATATAACGGAAAAGAATATAAAAGAGTTGACGAGGGTGTTGATGGAAGAGTCACCGTTAAAGAAGTTAAGTCTTGGTTAAAAGGATTAGAAGAATTCAGATATCGTAAGATACCAGGAGTTGATGCACGAAGAATCACTTCATTCGTAAATAATGGTTTAAGTGAAACAGATTTACCAGCATCATTGCAAAAGAAATGGGGAAATGCTAAATACAGTAGAGAAAAACATTTAGCTGATAAGTTCGTAAAAGAAAGAATCAGTCGAAAATTAGCACGAAATGAATCAAATCATCCACTTAAAGAACAATATAATAAATTGTTCAAAAATAAGGTAGTAATATGAGAAATATAAAATTAATGGGTTTAATCGAAGATTTGGGAATAATGGCCGATGAAAAACCTGTAGTAAATAAACATGAAGTAATTGAAGCAGTAAAGTCATATGCTAGAGTTGGAAAACAAATCCAAGTCAATAATGGTATTATGGAAGCTGCTAAACAACTAGCTCAAATGGCCGAAGCTGCTCAAAATCATATATTAAGTGAAACAGATGATTGGTTTGATGGAGTTAGTGTAAAGAGAAACATGAAAGAACTTAAAGGTTTGACAGGACAGTTTAGAAAAACTGCTGTTGAGGCAAATGCCACTAATCAACGACTTTCTGCTCTTTACGAAGATATGGGAAATATATTGAATCGTTACTATGATATCGATGAGGCTTTAGATCCAGTTGGTGATGAAGATGACGATGTTGATAACGATGGTGATTCCGATGATAGTGATGCATATTTAAAGAAACGTAGAGATGCGATTTCTAAGGCCGTCAAGGGAGATGGTTAGGGAATTTTTATTTTGTTCGCTTTTATTGTGGCAAATTGGTTTTATTGTTTATCTTTTATTAAACAAGTTTTATCAACCGAAGAAATTATTTATACAACCATCTGTAAGACCACTTGCAGTTGAAGTAGATTTACCAAAAAAGAAAATTGAACACGTTGATATAGAGATGAAAAAACAAATCAACACGCAAAAACCAACATCATCATCGGTTAAATCGGATGAAGTTATCAAGGGTAAAGTAAAGACTCAAAAAAATAAATTAAAAAAACTAAGAGGGTTATGATATGGCAAAAGGATTAGATTGTGGAACATCATTTTATATTGCTGCCACAGAAGATACAATTAAAAAACAAAGAAATGCATTCTTAACTGTCGATGGGGAGGTGAACCAAGTCAAGAGAATGCTAAAAAGACAAGGAATACCCTTTGTTGAGAAAGCTGGTAAAGTACATATAGTTGGTAAACACGCTTTTAATTATGCTCAAATATTCAGTACGGCAGAATTAAAACGACCAATGAAAAGTGGGTTATTAAATCCTACTGAAAAAGATTCTTTACCTGTATTGAATGCTATCATTGGTGAACTCTTAGGTGATGCTAAAGACAATGAAACTTGTGTTTATTGTATACCATCTAAACCAATTGATGTTCAAAGAGAAACGAGTTATCATGAAGATGTATTGAGAACTATTATTGAACAGTATGGATATAAGGTCAAGAAAATAGAAGAGGCAGTTGCCATAGGATACGAGGGATTAGTTGATACTCAATTAACTGGTGTTGCAATCTCAATGGGTGCCGGTATGTGTAATATTGCCGTCATGTATCAAGGAATGACTGCTTTATCATTTAGTGTCAGTCGTGGCGGTGATTGGGTTGATGAAAACGTATCTATGGATACAGGTGTTTCATCGGCTAAAGTTACTAATATAAAAGAAACATCCACTACGTTAGATTTAAGTAGCGCGACTTATCAAAATATTTATGAAGAAGATACCGATGAGGCGAATGTATTGATTGCAATTCGTTCTTATTATGGTGCTTTGATTAATTACTTATTGACAAACCTAAAGGTTCAATTTGAAGGTGTTGAAAATGTACCTAATTTTCCTGAACCAGTACCTATCGTAATAGGTGGTGGTACGGCATTAGTGAAGGGATTTTTAGATGTCTTTAATGAACAGTTTGACCAAGATGAATTCCCAATACCAATTTCAGAAATAGTTTTAATAGAAGATGCCCATACTGCTGTATCTCGTGGATGTCTTTCTGAAGCACAATTAATAGAAGAAGATGAAGATGAATAAAAAAGATAAAAAAGATTTACAGAAACAAAACAATACATTACTATATGTTAGTGTAAAGGATAATAATATTGAACGAGCTCTTAGAGAATTTAAAAAAAGAGTAAAGAATTCTAACTTATTATTAGAATTACGAGAACGGGAATGTTATGAAAAGAAATCCGCGAAAAAAAGACGACTTGGAAAGCTAAAAGCATTGAAAATAAAAATGTCACAAAGGGATTAGTTTTTACTTTTTACTTATACTTATAGTTAACCTCAATACACCATGACCTATATGGTGTCTAAAATAGAAATTCCTATTAAAGTTCCAGAATAACTTTATTCCAATATAACACATATATGGAGACAATTATGTCTGATTTATTAAAAGAAGCTATTGCAGATGCAAAAGCAGTTCGTGAAACAGCATTACAAAACGCTAAGATGGCTTTAGAAGAAGCTTTTACTCCGCATTTGAAATCAATGTTATCAGCAAAACTTGCTGAAGATGATGATGAAGATGAAGAAAATCCTTTTGCTAGTGATGAAGAGGGTGAGGAAGAAGAAGCTGAAGATATGGCTCGTGAAGAAGATGAAGGTGATGAAAATCCTAATCCTTTTGCTGATGAAGATGAAGAATCTGAACCAGAAATGGAAGAAGAAGGAATCATTGAAATCAATGGTGTTAAGTATGCCCCAGTAGTATCCGAAGAAGATGAAGAAGAAGAGAATCCTTTTGCTGATGATGAAGAAGAAGTAGAAGAATCTGAAGAACTTGATCTTGAAGCTGTAATCAAAGAACTTGAACAAGAAATTGCTGAAGCTGACGACTCTGACGATGAAGACCTTACTGAAGGTCCCAAAGAAGATGAAGAAGCAGAAGTAAAAGAAGAAGTTGAAGAGATTACTGAAGAAGATGACGATGAAGATAAAGAAGAAGTTGATGAACAATCTAAATCCGATTCTGAAGAAGATACTGAAGTACATGAATCTGCTGAAACTCTGCAAACAGAGCTTAAAGAGTATAAGGAAGCCGTCACATTTTTACGTGATAAGCTTCATGAAGTTAACATCCTTAATGCAAAACTTTTATACACAAATCGTTTGTTTAAAGAATTTGCCCTAAGTAATAACCAAAAGATGAAGATTGTTGAGACCTTTGATAGAGCTCAAACAACTCGTGAAATCAAATTGGTTTATTCTACTTTGGCAGAATCTTACAAAGACGGCGGTTCAGTTAAAAAGAATGAAATTAAGGAATTTGCTAGTAAAAAATCTGGAACAACTGCACCAAAGACAAAGATTATCTCTGAAGAGAATCAAGTCGCAGATCGTTTCAAGAAACTTGCTGGCATTTTAAATAATTAATCACAATTAATTTTGGAGAACGAAAATGAGTGATATAAACACACTTCTCGACCCTTCCCCTATGCGGAAGCAAAAAGAAGAATCACAAAAACTCGTAGCAAAATGGAGTAAATCTGGTCTTTTAGAAGGAATGGATAGTGATTGGCAAAAATCTGGTATGGCTGTATTGCTTGAAAACCAGGCTCGTCAATTAATATCTGAGAATTCTAAAACTTCCCCTTCCGCAGGTGGCGGAGTAGGTGATGAAGAATGGTCAGGTGTAGCTCTACCTTTGGTACGAAGAGTATTTGGTAACATTGTTGCACAGGAATTAGTTTCTGTTCAACCAATGAATTTACCCTCCGGTCTGGTATTCTATCTTGATTTCAAGTATGGAAATTCAGTCGGTAAAATGACATCTGGAGATTCAATAGGCGGTAATACTGGTCCTAACACTCCATCTGGATCTAAAGGTCCTTATGGTGAAGATAGTGGATTCTATGGAACTGGTCGTTATGGCTTTTCCATAAGCGCATCAAGCGTATCCCAAGCTTTTACGGCTGGTGGTGCAGCATCTTTTCAAGACTTAGACTTTAATTCTGAAGTATCTGCTTCAATGAATACAGGTCATGGTTTTTTTAAGGTAGTTGCTGCTAAAACTGCTTTTCCTAACGCGGATTTTAAAGCAGTTCGTGCATGGGGTGTTGCAGATCCTGCAGCTCCTGGTGCCGCATATATCTTACCACAATTTACAAAAGTTGTTGGTGCTAATGTGCAATTAACTGTATCCGCATCATTAGCTTCTCAAACTACTGGATCTTATACGATCAAGTATTTGAAAGAAAATACTGCTGCTAATAGAGGTGACTTTGAAGATCGTATTGGTAATGCTACTGTTGATCAACTTTCAATTCCTGAAGTCAATTTGGAACTTAGGTCTTTACCTATTGTTGCTAAGACTCGTAAGTTGAAAGCTGTTTGGTCACCTGAGTTAGCTCAAGACCTTAATGCTTATCATAGTGTTGATGCTGAAGCTGAATTGACAAGTATGTTGAGTGATTACATTGCAATGGAAATTGATTTGGAAATCCTTGATATGTTGGTTAGTGATGCCCAAACAACTGATTACTGGTCAGCTAAAGCTGGTGAGGATTATGATTCCGGTACTAGTGCATTCGTAACTAATACATTCTACGGAACTCGGTTTGAATGGTATCAGACTCTTGTTGCTAAGATTCAAAAAGTATCAAATGAGATTCATCGTTTGACACTTCGTGGTGGTGCTAATTTCGTTGTTTGTTCACCGAAAGTTGCTACTATCCTTGAATCATTACCTGGCTACAATAGTTCACCTGGTGACGCTGACGCGGCTGCTACTCAATTTGCTATGGGTGTTTCCAAAGTAGGACAAGTTGCTGGTCGTTTTACGGTTTATAAAAATCCGTATATGACTGAAAACAACATCCTTGTTGGATTCCGTGGTTCAAACTTCTTAGAAACTGGTGCTGTATACAGCCCTTACGTACCACTTATTACAACTCCATTGGTTTATGATCCAAGTGATTTTACTCCAAGAAAAGGTGTGATGACTCGTTACGCTAAGAAAATGATCAGGCCTGAATTCTATGCTAATATTAAAGTTAAATCTTTGGATTTAATTTAAATTAGATTAGGATAAGCCTAACGTATAGAAAGGGGAAACTTCGGTTTCCCCTTTTTGTTTTTATAAGTTATATATTTATAGTTAAAGAGATTATATATGCCAAAATTAGATTACGCTTATACTGATCCGTCATCCTTTACATCAGGATCAGGTCAAACACCTTATGGAACTTATGAAGGTGATTCCACATTTCAATCTGATATTGTTTCGGTAACTAAATGGGTTGCTAAGCGATTAGGATATCCAGTATTACAATTAGAGATACCAAGTGGTTCAATTTATGCTTGTTTTGAAGAATCAATAAATGAGTATTCTCAACATATTAATAATTACAATATTAAGAATTGGATGTGGGAACAATACGGTGAGAAGTCAAGAATATCAGGTTCATTAAGTACCGGCGTATCTAATCCTGTAACTCCAACAAATGGTCCATCCGTTCAGTTATCAGAAAAATATGGCGTCATGACCAATATGGGTGGTAATGTAGATTTAAAAAAAGGATACATAACATTATCTGGTTCCGCTCAAGATTATGATTTACAAAGTGTATGGGCTGATGATAATGAAAGTGGTAAAAGAATTGAAGTTCAATCGGTCTATAATCATGCATCATCAGCAATAACAAGATTTTACGATCCCTATGCTGGTTCATTTGACCAAAGACAAATGTTAGATAATTTTGGATTTGGTAATGTATCACCAGCAGTATCATTTATGCTACACCCAATTAGTTATGATTTAGTTAGAGCTAATCAAATTGAAACATCTGATTTAATTAGAAAAAGTGCATATTCATTTGAAATTCATAATAATAAGTTAAGAATATTTCCAAGACCACAGTCAACTGATGATGGTGAAAAAATATGGTTTGACTATTATGTAAAAGATGATGTTAAAAACACTAATAATGTAAGTGGTTCAATGCAAGGTGGAGTAAGTGATCCATCGAATGTTCCGTATAAATTTATTACTTATAGTTCAATAAATCAACCAGGTAGACAATGGATACGAAAATTCACTTCTGCTTTATCAAAGGAATTACTTGGTATTATACGAAGTAAATATAGTGCTTTACCTATACCTGATGCTGAGATAACACTTGATGGTGATGCTCTAAAGGCTGAAGGTAGAGAAGAAAAGACACAATTATTAGAGGAGTTAAAAGAATTTTTAGAAACAGTCTCTTTGACTGAAAAATTAAAAGCTGAAGCCGAGGAGGCAAATGCTCAACAGGAAGTATTGAATAAAGCTCCATTGTTAATTTACATAGGATAATTAAATGTCTGCTACAACGCCATTCTTTATCACAGAGAAAGAAATAAATTTAATTGACCACTTAAATGAGGAGTTGATTGATGAGATAGTTGGACAATCGGTTGATATTTATAAAATCAATACTACTCATACTAAAGATAACATTTATGGTGAAAGCACTACAAAGTATTTTAATGTTGGATTTAGGGTTAATTGTTTAGTTCGATTTAATGCACCTGAAGTAGAACAATTTAATGAAGTTGGCCCAGATAATAATTCATCTATAGATTTAATGTTTCAGAGAAATAATTTAGCAAGTGGTAGTTTAAATTTCTTTCCTGAAGCCGGTGATGTATGTGATTGGAATGATGTTTATTGGGAGTTAAATGGGGTAACAGAACCACAATTAATTGGAGGTCACCCTAACTTCAGTCATACCATAAAGGCAACAGCACATAGAAGTAGATTGTCAAGTATTCAAATAGAAGAGAGACCAAGATAATGGCTGTTCAAATGTTAGATAAAACTCTTGTGATAAAACAAAAGAGATCAACTTTAGTTAAAACTATTGAAAGTGATGATAGTGCGTATTCTACATCTTATAACGTATATGAAGAACCAAAAGCCGACAGATTTGACGAGATAATTGATTTACTAAAGAGTGGTAATATTTATGGTGAAGAAGAAAATATAACTCTTGGAGTGATTGATGTTCCAATTGAAAAACAAATATCTATCGATAAGGCTTCAACAAAAGGATTGAAATCGGAAACCTATGAGAATAATAGTGAGAATAAATTAGATAAGTTAAGGAAATTAAGACGTGGCAATTAAACCCATAACCAATACAAATGCTCCAAACGAATCGACAATTAATCGAGCCGAGCAGACAAGCATACGTTCTGAAAAGGGTAATTCAAAAGTTGTAATTAAAAAGGGAACTGGACGTAATGCAGGTAAAGGATTATCAATTGGTCTGACTGATATTGATACTACTGTGATAAGACATATGAAGAACGTGATGAAACCAGTAGTTAGGGAAGCAAATGAAATTATTAAAGTACCTGTTATGTATGGTAATGAAGAAAGATGGAAATCCATAAGAAATCGTGGTGTATTAAGAGATAAAAACAATACAATTATTTTACCCGTCATAGTGATTAAGAGAACAGGTGTTGCCATGAATGATACCATGCCACTTTCATTTGATAATGATGTTCAAGGTAAATTCATTAGTGTAGTAAGGTCAAGTAATGGATGGAGTAAAAATAATCGATATGATAGATTTTCAGTATTGACTGGACAAAAACCAGTAGAAGAATTTATAAAAACAGGTATGCCAGACTTTGTAGTCTGTACTTATAGTATCGTAATGATGACTGCTTTTATGGAACAAATGAATGATTTAAACACCATAATGGTAGAACACTTGGAAACTTATTGGGGTGATTCGACAAGTTATAGATTTTTAACGGCTTTAGAAGGTGATATATCTAATGAAGTTCAAATGGAATCACAAGGTGAGAGATTAATCAAAAACGAACTAACTATAACGATTAAAGGATATATGATACCTGAATTCACCGATAACGTATTTGGTAAAACTTCTGAAATGAAACGTGCTTATATACCAAAAAAAGTATCGTTTTCGGAAAAACTTATATAGTTATATATATATAATGGTTTTATTTAAATTAACACAACAACGAGGTTATTAACATGGCAAAAGAAATTAAATTTACAGAAGATGAACTGAAATCACTTGGTGACTTACAAGGTAAGTACAATGTAGTTACTAATAAGTTTGGTCAGTTGGCTATTGCGAAATTGAATTTTGAAAAACAACAAGAATCTATAGAAGAAGAAGAGTTCAAAAATACTGAAGAACTTGAATCTGTTCGTACTGAAGAACAAGAACTTCTAAATGCAATTACTGAAAAATACGGACCAGGTCAATTAGATCCACAGACTGGTGTATTCACACCATCTACAGAAGTAGAAGTAGCAGAAGATAGTAAATAAATATTATAATAAAGTTCTCTTTAGTTTTTTATATAATATTTATATATGAATAATTATATTTAATCCAAACCTTTCGGAGACTTTAAATGGCTGAAAAAATACTTAGTCCAGGTGTATTTACCAACGAAATAGACCAATCTTTTTTACCCGCAACTTTAGGACCAATAGGTGCGGCAATCGTTGGTCCGACTGTCAAAGGTCCAGTTTTAATCCCAACCGTAGTTAGTTCATATAGTGAATATGTTAATATATTCGGTGAATTAATCACAAGTGGTTCGGATAATTATCAATTCCTAACATCCCATACTGCTAAAGAATATTTACGACAAGGTGGTCCTTGCACTATCATCAGGGTTGGTGGTTCTGATACTGCTAAAGCTACTTCTAATGTCCAAAGTGGTAGCACAACAATGTTCACAATAGAATCATTAGGTGATGGCCCACAATTTAATAATGCTGTGAGTACATATGGAACAGATGCTCTACTTACACCACAGAAAGAAAGTTCACGTGATTGGGCTTCTGGTAGTTATGGTGGAACATCTGATAACTTCCGTTGGGAAGTATCACAGAAAAATACATCCAAGGGTACTTTTACTCTTTTAATCCGACAAGGTAATGATACGAATAAGAAAAAGAAAGTAATTGAAACACATGCTAATTTATCATTGGATCCAGAATCAACTGATTATCTTTTAAAGAGAATTGGAAATACAACAAATACAGTTGCTTCGGAAGGTGGTGTTGCTTATATACAACCAACTGGTGAATTTCCAAATCAATCAAATTATGTTCGTGTAAGTAGTCTTCCTGAAGCTAAAAAAACTCCAAATTGGATAGATGAAAATGGTGATGTAAATACACCTTATAATGGAAGTGAATCAAAATATTTGCCTACAGTTGGTACTGGAAGTGCAAATGGTGCATTTAATGGTGGTACTATTGGAAGTGCTGAAGTAGGACATCCATATAACTTTTATGATAATATAACTGCTACTAATTCACAAGGTACAGTTATGGCAGATAGTAATGATAGACCATCTGGTGCTTCGGTTGGTGGTGGATATGGCACGGCTATAAGTTTGTTAAAGAATAAAGATGAGTATGATTTTAATCTATTGTTTTTACCTGGAGTTGCTGACCAAGAAACTGATCATAGTGACGTTATAGGTGATGCAATTCAGATGTGTGAAGATAGAGGTGACTGTTTCTTAGTTTATGATAATACATTAAAAACTGATTCAGTAGCTACGGCTAAAACAAATACAGAAGCACGTAACTCAAGTTATGCTGCTACTTACTATCCTTGGGTACAGATACAAGATGCCACGACAGGTAATAATAGATTTGTACCACCTTCAGTCGTTATGGCTGGTGTTTATCATTTTAATGATACGATTGGACAACCTTGGTTTGCTCCTGCTGGACTGAATAGAGGTGGAATTGATAGTGCGGTCCAGGCTTATAAGAAATTAAGTCAAAGTCAACGAGATGACTTGTATGACTCAAATATGAATCCGATTGCTACATTTCCCGGACAAGGTGTTACTGTGTTTGGTCAAAAGACAACACAAAAGAAAGCAAGTGCTTTAGATAGAGTAAATGTAAGACGACTATTGATTGATGTTAAGAAATTTGTTGCTCGTTCTTCAAGAGGATTAGTTTTTGAACAAAACACAAGTGATTTAAGAAATCAATTCTTGAATATTGTGAATCCTTATTTAGAACAAGTACAGGCAAATAGTGGGTTAAATGCTTTCCGAGTCATAATGGATGATAGTAATAACACACCTGAAACGATTGATAGAAATATGTTGGTTGGTCAAGTATTCTTACAACCATCAAGAACTGCTGAATTTATTGTATTGGACTTTGTTGTTCAACCAACTGGCGCGGCTTTTCCTGAGTAATTTTTTATAAAATGATATTTATTATCATAGGAGATAAAACATGGCAGAACTATTAGAAGCGAATAAGATATTTTACACACCATATGAACCGAAGTTAAAAAATCGGTTTATCATGGAAATTGCAGGTATCCCGGCTTTTACAATCAAAACAGCACAAAGACCACAGATTACTTTTGACGAAGTAGTATTGGAACATATGAATATTACCAAGTATGTCAAAGGTAAAGGTAAGTGGCAAACATTACAGATTACTCTATATGACCCTATTGTCCCATCTGCTGCCTCTGCCGTAATGGAATGGGTAAGACTTCATCATGAAAGTGCTACTGGTCGTGATGGATATCAAGATTTTTATAAGAAAAATATTACGTTTCAAGTATTAGGACCTGTTGGTGACATTGTTGAAAAATGGACACTATATGGTACTTACATTCAAGATGCTGCGTTTGGTGATTTAGACTTTAGTTCTTCTGATCCAGTTGAAATCACTCTTACATTAAGGTACGATTACGCAATACTTGAATTCTAAATAGTTTTAACATCAAGGAGTTATAATGTCAGAACATAAGTTCCCTACGGAAGTTATTGATTTACCATCTGGTGGAAAAGTATATTCAAAAGATTCACCATTACACGAAGGTAAACTTGAATTAAAATACATGACAACGCGAGAAGAAGATATATTGATGTCTGAAAATCTCATTAAAAAAGGTGTTGTTATTGATAAATTACTAGATAGTTTAATTGTCACAAAGGGAGTTAAACAACAAGATTTAGTCTTGGGTGATAAGAATGCCGTATTGGTTGCGGCTCGTATATTGGCTTATGGACCTGAGTATACGGCTGAAGTCACTAATCCAAAAAATCAAGAAGAAACAGTAAGTCATACATTTGATTTATCACAATGTCCGTTTAAAGAATTACCAAAAGACGTTGATTATACAGATAATTCATTCAACTATACTACTCATATTGGTAAGACTAAAATTAAATTTAAATTATTAACTGGTGTAGAAGAAGCCTTAATTGAAAAAGATTTAAAACAATCTGCTAAATATGGATATTCTACAGATATTACAACAAGATTAAGATACACAATTACTGAGGTGGATGGCGATTCAAAACCCGAAACCATTACTGAATTTGCACAGAATCTACTCGCAAGGGATTCTATGGCATTGAGAAATCACATTAAAGAAATTTCTCCTGATATTGATTTGACATCAGAAATTGAAATAGGAGGTGAAACTGTGAGCGTGTCTATTCCGCTTACAGTCGCGTTTTTTTGGCCTGACACCATCTAGTAAATTAGACATACATCAGTCTATATTTTATTTTATATACGGAACTCCTGGTTTCACATTTAGTGATGTCTATCATATGCCAGTTCATCTGAAAAACTTTTATTTAAGAGAGTTTATGGATTTGAAGAAAAAAGAAAAAGAACAAATAGACAACTCACAACCAAAACCTCAATCAACCATTCCTCGTAGATTTAATCCTAAATAACTTTCTTTTTAATATTTATTAATATATTAGGAGAACTATATCATGTCGTATATGAGTGACAAAGCAATATTGAAAGAAGGTATAATTGATTCAATTGTAAAAAAACTTTTTTTGAATAGAGCATTGAAAAAAGACAAGGGGTTTCAAGCACAAGTTAAGAAGTTAAACAAAGCTTTATCTGATTTTGAGAAAGCAGCTAATGCTGAAATGAAACTTATGGATCCTAAAGCAAAACCAATCAAGGTAGATAAGTATAAAATTTAGATATGGCTGATGATCCCAAAAAACTAGCAGAAGCACAAAAAATTGCTAATGATGCGATGGAAAAGGGTGTCGGAATTCAAAGAAATTTCGGTGAACTTTTAAATCAAAACATTAAGACTTCTGGTAAACTTAATAACATTATAGAAAATCGTCTTGGTACTATGAAGGCTATTGATAGTAGTATCAAAGATCAATCTAAAAGTATACTTGACAGCACTAAGTTAGAAAGTCAGTTACAGTCAATATCCGATAAAATTGCTAATAGTCGTAAGAAAAGCGGTCAATTTCAAAAAGGTAATAATAATCTTACCATAGCTGCTCTAAAAACTGATAAAGAGGGGATAAAAGCTGCTATAGAAAAAACAGAGACAATGCGAGAACTCAACGATATTACGGGAGGGTTAGTTGAGAAGGCAGAAAACTTTGTAAAGGCAATTAGTGCTGGTGCTATCTTTGCTGGATTAGTTTCAATTGCTAAAAAATTTGGAGATTCAATTGATACCATAGGAAAAGAGTTTGGTAGTTTAACTCAAATGGGAAAAGAGTTTCAAACCGATTTATTATCATCATCAG